GAATTAAATAGAGATTTTCCTATTGCTAATATATTAAGCATAACAGATGCTTTAATACTCGAGGACAGTCCTTCCTATTCAAACATTGAAATTGGTGATGGATTTTCAGTGACATTAAAATCTACGGATTTCATTTTCCAAAACAACAATGGGTTTACTGGCGTGGATGACGATGATAATGTTTATTCAACTTTAAACATAACCGAAGGATCAAATATGGATGCTATGTTTTCTGCAATTGGACTAGAGATAAATGTAGATTCAACTAGCAGCTTAACACTTCGGGGAGGTGGAGACGCTATTAATAGCCAAATTGAAAGATCCATTGTTAACTTATCCCCGAGCGCTCAACTCACTTTAAACTCCATAGAGGAGTTTGCAGAACAAGGTGACGATATTTATTTAAATGGTGTATCATTCTCTCAGAACCCTTCCATACTAAAGTTCAATGGCACGACAGGCACCGCCATTCCAGAAATAAGCTCGGCTCTTTTTTCGAGTATTTCAATATTGCTTCTGTTAAGCAATAAAAAACGTGGCCTATAAGGTAAAATTTGCCTAATTACTCGCAAAAAGCACAAAATAGTGGACAATAATGCGCTGTTCACTATTTTTTGTGTTTACAAATGGCTCAAACTGTGTATAATAATACCATGAAAGCAAAGAAGAACAAGAAGTTTCTCAAGTCTGGAATGGTTGCCTCACCTGATTTTAAGTTTACTGGCGATGAACCAACTTGGCATAATTGCCCTAAAGAAAAATATGAAGACAAACTTGGAAAATGCTTAAACTTCTATAATTACTACCTTGACCGGGATGACTATATCCCTATTATTCAAGAATACATGAAAAACAATTCTTATTCAGATGTTGATATTGCATGTATTCCTCACGTTCCAAAAAGTAGTTTTATATTTAACATCACGGGAAAGCTTTGCCGTTGCTATAATATGGGAATGCCTGAATTTAGTACTAACAGAGAGTGCGTTAAAAACAACATCGGCTTTATTTTATCTGATGCAAAATCTGAAATGAGTATTAAAAAACCAGTCGTTAAAGATGATTCAGGACCCAAAAAACCCAATGTCCATACAATCATGACTAAAAAAGTACAGTCTAGTGTATTATGCGAACTAGAAGAGATGCTAGACAACTGGACAGATTCTAAGGCGAAAATCAAAAAGATGCCTATTGCTTCTATTCTAAGGGGCGAAAATATTCCTGTTTCGTTTATTGGTCCTGTTGTAAATTGGTTAGAAAGACACAAAAGCGATTATATTGACGCATACGAAAAAAGGTGCCCTGATATGGTTGAAGGTTTCTCATACCTTTCTATGCCACAACTCAGAAATCGTATTAAAGCAATTGACGATATGCTAAATGAAATTGTGCTTTACAAATCTTCTAAAAAGGCAGCACGAAAACCACGCATTAAAAAGGCAAAGACTGCAGATAAACAAGTCGCACGATTAAATTATTTGAATGAATCAAAGGAGTATTGCATGCAATCGTGCGATCCTACTCGCATTGTTGGTGCCCAAACATTCTTTATGTTTAATACAAAATACCGAAAGGTGACAGTGTTCAAATCTTCAAGCCGTGATGGATTTACCGTTCAAGGTAGTACGTTAAAGGGGTTTGACGAATCTAAATCGTATTCACTCACATTAAGAAAACCAAAAGAAATTTTACCAATCCTTTCTGCCAAAACAGAAAGACAAATTGACAAAGAACTTTCTAAAATAAAAACAAAAAGAAAACCGGCCAATGGTCGAATCAACAAAGACACACTACTAATTAGAACACTATGAGCAAAGAAAAAATCATTATCAAGCCTGCTATAACAAAGGAACAATTGCGTTTCGAAGTCGAGAAGCTTGTATATGGAGACGGAATGTCTTATACAGAGTCGATCATTGAAATCTGCGAGCAAAAAGAAATTGATCCAGAAGATATGGCTAAGCTTGTCAAAGGCCCTCTTAAAAGTAAGCTTGAAGTCGAAGCTATGGATAGAAACATTATTAAAAGAACAACAACAACACTATATTAAATCATGAAAAAAATTGGAGAACACGAACCTAAAAAACGCATTCGCCGTAAAGGTGTACACGCGAAGTCAAAAACATCAAAGTTAAAAACATCTAAAAATTACAAGAAATCCTATAACGGACAAGGTAACCGATGACTGAACGCGAATTTAAAATTGTTATGGAAGCTGGATTTAGCGATGAAGAAAAGACCACAGAAACATTGACTGTAACAAAATCAGCAGAAGAAACATACTATAATGTTTGTTGGCATTCTCAAGTAGAATACAATGGTACTCTATATGAGATTGTTGCTGACGAGACCTTAGACAGAAGTACTTATACAATTAGCTACAATGACCCAGCCCAACGTTATGGAATTGGCGAGGAAGTTGATTCTGATACGTATGAGTTTCTCTATGATTCTCTAACAGGTCTTGGTGTAATGACATCATCTGATTTAGTAAAGGGCTGCTCCTTTGAAATAGATAATGAATAACGGTTACCAAGCATACCAGATTTACCAATCTTTAAAGCTGCATTTTACCTCAAACTACGATGCAATAAAATATAACTATAAAACACCAACAAAACAAACTAGTTTTGAAAAACGGAGAGACCGCTACTTTTTTGAGAAGCTTTCCCGACGGTTTAAGAGAGATGAGCTTATACAATACTTTACATCAAACTTAATTGAAAATAAAAATGTCTGGATCGGAGATATGTCTGACGATATCTATTCTGCTTTTGTGGCCCGATACGATAAACTCACATATATGTTTGATCAAGACATGAAATTACTAGCTAATAAAGGATACACTTTTGACCAATTATGTTCAACTACAGAAGACTACTCAGCAAATCCGCTTTTAGAGGCTCTCAGAGCGCGTGAGATTCATCCTGAGACTATTGTGTTATTGGACATACTCGTCAACTTCCTGAAGCGCCTGAGTGGATCTGTGAGCGATCCATTAGGCATAAATAAAGACACAATCGATATGCTTATTAAATACAAATCGATTATGCTACAGAAGCCATTACCAAAAGATAAGATCAAAAACAAGATCCTTTTGTTATTTACAAATTGAGTAATATTTGGTAATATAGCTCCTGTCAGTCAAAAACAAACATACACTGCAAATACAAAAAAATACTATGTCATTCGAAAAACTAAAACAAAATCGCGACAACGCGATCTCAAAACTTGTCTCAGCTGCTGATAATAACAGCGAAAAGAAAACCTACGGCGATGACCGTATCTGGAAACCAACTGTTGATAAAGCTGGTAACGGTTATGCCGTCCTTCGCTTCTTACCAGCCGGTGGTGATGAAGATCTACCATGGGTACGGTACTGGGATCACGGATTCAAAGGATCAACTGGCCGTTGGTACATCGAGAGGTCATTGACTTCTATTGGTCAGCCAGATCCAGTTTCTGAATTGAACTCACAGCTCTGGAATACAGGACGTGATGAAGATAAAGAACTTGCTAGATTGCGTAAGCGCCGTCTACATCACGTTTCAAACGTGCTTGTTGTTTCTGATTCTGGTAATCCAGAAAATGAAGGAAAGGTATTCCTTTATGAGTTCGGTAAGAAAATCATGGATAAAGTTATGGATGTTATGCAACCACAATTCCAAGATGAAACACCAATCAATCCTTTTGATTTCTGGTCTGGTGCTAATTTTAAGCTTAAGATTCGTAATGTAGAAGGTTATCGTAACTATGATAAGTCTGAGTTTGATAGCGCATCTTCTCTCTTTGATGGTGATGAATCCCAGCTTGAAGAGGTATACAACAAACTCCATAAGCTAAGTGAGTTCACTGATCCAGAAAACTACAAGTCATATACTGACCTTAAGCGTAAGCTATTTGAAGTCATTGGTGAAGCTGAAGTAGCTACTGGCCTTTCAACTGAACAGCAGGTAGAACTTAATACTGTTAAGGAAGCTCCTGTTATGAATAGCGCAGAAAGCGAAGCTCCTGTTGAAGCATCTAATGATACTACTTCAGAAGGTGACTCAGAAGACACTCTCAGCTACTTTGCTAAATTGGCATCTAGCTAAAACATATAAGATAATGAAAAATAAACTAATTACACTAATCGTTGCATCTCTCACACTGGGAGTTTGTGCAGCTGACCATCACAGTAAAGATGGAAAACATAAAGCAAAACCTGCAAAGGTCGATGGTAAGCGTAAGCTTCCACCGGCTATGGCTAAGTTCGATAAGAACAAAGATGGAAAACTTTGTGAAGCCGAACGTAAAGTTGCCAAAGCTGCTTTTATGAAGCGGTTCGATAAGAACAAAGATGGAAAGCTCGACGAGAAAGAGCGTAAGGCAGCCATGGCTGAGCGTCGTAAGAATGCTCAAAAGCCTAAAGGTAAAGGCAAGCTTCCAAAAGGAGCTAAAGGTAAAGTTAAACCTGAAAAAAAGCCTGCTCCTAAGAAGGGCTAATACATATAAAACATAATACTAGTGGAGGGGTGGCTGAAAGGTCGCCCCTCATTAGTTATTTGGTCGCGTGATTTAAAGCACCTGTACTAATATTACTAGGACCATTTGTGAAGTTATAATTATTAAAGATATTGTTAGTTGTTTGTGGTCGGATAACCTTATCTTGCTGCATTTGCGGAAGCTGCTTAGCTTTATTCTTTAAAAACATATCCTGAAGTGGCGTCGCATTTAAAGGGTTATTGAGTAAAGAGGGCGCTCTTGGATCCCGCGCGTTTGGACCGACATCCTTCGTCTTTCTTTTTATTTCGGGCAATCCAAGTTTATCTGCAATCTTTTCTCCGATATCAGCAAAAAAGTCTAATACCCCTTTTGCAATGTCATTAATTTTATCACTTATTTTTCCTAAAACATCTGAACCAAACAAGTCTTTCACATAAGCCATAATTAATTCAAAAGGAACTAACAGAGCTTTTTTGATTCCTGTCCATATTCCGAGGAGACCTTTCCCCATTTTTTCACTATCCCATGTGAAAATGCCAACTACTAAATCAATTAACCCGCCAAACACATCTTTAACGCTTTGAATAACATTTTCTGTTTGTTCACCTATTGCTTTCGCAAGATTGTCAAATCCTAACCATTCGGCAATCTTAGTTGGTATCCACATTAGTATTCGGAGGAGGCTGCCCACTAATCCATCGAATACATCCATAATACCTTGCTTAATACCTTCTATAATACCACCTTCTTTATAACCACGCATAAACCCTTTAACGAAATCGAATATGCTCATGAGAATAGTGATAGGCAAAAACACTTTACCTAGTATTCGTCCAATGGATCCAGCAAATTTCATGATTGCTTTAAACGGACCACCGGTTGCGAATTTACCAATAGCTTTGATAAATTTCATTAGTTTTCCAAAGAATCCTTTTTTACTAGAAAATAAGTTCTTAAACGTAGTAACTACCTTTTGAATGAACTTATTTTTTGTAAAGAAATCTTTGATTGGTTTGAAAAACGCACTGAGCCTACCGCCAACTAATTTATTAAAAAACCGCAACTCAACTCCTAGTTGTCCAATAAAGCCAATAAACGTTGCAAATGGAGCTAACAACAATCCAAGACCTAACCCTAAAAGCTTACTAAGACCACCATCAGTTTTAGGAATTAAGTCTTTTAAACCTTTGAGAAGCGAATCACCAAGTCCCCTAATACCATCTGCTATATCTTGAAATAAAGCTTTTTGCTCAATACTTCTTTCAAGCTCTTTAAGATCATTGTTTTTTTGCTGATCAACAAGAGGTTTTGCGATATCTTTTGAATTTTGAATCGCAACTTTTTGAGTTACGTCTTCAAGATCTTTTCTGGTGATAAAAGGTTCGTTAGCCATTGTTTTGTTGTTGTCTTAGTTCTTCTTCTTTAATGTGGTCTATTAAAAGTGTAATGTAAATCTCCCTTTCCCATGGAATCATATTATCAAGTTCTGTTAAGCTGTATTTGTGGTGCTGCACAAGCGAGAATTGAACATGATAATAGTTTTCTAATGAGTTATGAGAAAGGGCTAGGCGAAAAAATCACCAAGACCACTTAAGATCTTTGTTCTTTCTTTACCCTGTGAACATTTGAATTTAATTTCTTTTTTAAGCGTTGGTATGCTATCAACCCACTCCTTTATTTTATTAACCTGTTCACTGCTTAATGAATCAATAAAGTTTTCTATATCCTTTGGTTCTGCTTGCGCAAAAGGATATACGTTATCAGAATCATACACACTTTCGATTACACTCGAAAGTGATTGAACAATAGAGTTGTTTTTCTTATTATTTTTAGCTGCTTTTTCAGCTTCTTTTAGACCAGGCGCTTTAAGTGTTATACCAACATCGTCAGTTAGCTGCACTTTGTTTTCCTTTTCCTTTTCCTTTGAAACTTCTATTTCTGAAAGATCTATTGTTAATTCTATAATTTCGTCACACTCGTCGCATTTAAATCTAATTTCAGAAGTTTCGCCGACACTCTTTGAACGAATTTGTAGTAGAATATACTCAAGATCGCTCATAGCTAACGAATAAATGTCTAATGCACCGAATGTGCATGACTTTATTACGTCTTTCATCGCTGAAATCATACTTTGATTAGTTCCTGCTTCTTGTGCAATCATTAAAACCTTTTCCTCTTTTACAAGAAACGGCCTAAACTCAAGTGACTCGTTTGTTGATGGAATAGTTAAGAAATATTTAGGTGATTCAATTGTTGGTAATGCCATAATGTTTTTCATTTATAATTTATATTAGCCGCTTAAGTACATTAAGCCTGTCGCTAGTACTATTTATCATCGATCTAATAGGTGGCTCAACCTCAAAGAAATCGTACGTCATGTTCACACTTACTGATGCCACAGCGTCTGTATTTGTGTTAGAAAGATCTATACTGTTTACAGCTGTAGGATAAGCATCTCTTAAGCGAACAGCATATACTGGTGTATTGTCTTTATCTAGTTCTTGAATAAAAACGTCTGTTTTATATTTGTCATCATAAGATACTAGTTGGGTGGTTTGATTAACAATAGAATTTTGCCACGTATCAAATGTCTTCTTAGCATAAAAATCATTTGTGAGTAAAAAGGTAAATGCGACATCTTCTTGAATAGAGCTCTGCGGGTATTTTCTTGGATTGGCTCCGTACGCATCATAATCACCTGTCATAATTAGTTTGCCCGGCAAAGAGCAGGACTCGCACAGTATGTTTATGTCCCGCGGATCATTAACTAATGGCCCATCACCAAGTAAAGCTCCTAGGTTTAATAGCCCTGCCGTTGGAGGTGTAATAGTAATAGCAAATCTATTTGTGGTAGCTATACCACCTCGTTTACCAACAGTTGATTTAAACTCGTCAATCGTGACTGGGTTGATTGTGTTTTTAATATCGTTTAGTAGTCCCATAACTTTTAATTAAATTGTTTTTTAGATAGCGCCCATACACCTTGTGCTCTGACCTTTTTAAATTGTTCTGATGGTAAGAATAAAACAGACTCCCAATGTTGAGCTGGAACCTCAACAATCCGTGATTTAATATGATCTGTGAGGTAACGTTTAAAGCATGGAGCGAAATATCTTAACTTTGCATTAGATGCGAGAAAGTTGTATTTAAGTCTTAAACGGGTTGTCTTATTATACTTCTTGTTGTTTGTGTATTCAGTCAAATTATCAAAGAATATTGCTCTATACCTAGGTGAGAGGTAATGTAAATTAAGCCCATAGAACCCTCCTTCAGCCCTATCAATTAAAAATATTAGCGGGAATCTATCGTAGTACGGAAGAGTTTTCTTATGTTTTGGATCATACACATACATAAACATACGACCGATTAGTGGCTTGTTTGTGTAATCAAGATTCTCATCTGCCATCAGCTTCGGCCGACTAGGTACGGTTTTGATGTTTTGAATTTCCTTCCTAAACCATTCTAGCGACTGTTTAGTATTCCTTTCAATGCCAGCAAGAGTTGCTCGATCTTCAATCCTGTTAATAAATGTAGCCATCTATCTCTATTTATAAGATTTTTATACCAAATGACCTTAAAGTATCTTCATGCCATATTTCAAATGTCATGCCATACTTGTTTGCATATGCTGTAGCAGCTTCCCATTTAGATTGGTTTTTAGCATATGTTAATACTTCTGTAAGGTACCTTTTAGTTTTACGTCCTGGCTTTTTAGGAGGTACGGTTTGCTTCTTAGGTTTGATCTCTATTAGAAACACTTTCCCATCCTTTGTACGAATAAATAAATCCACAAAATACCGGTGTATCTTACCATCAGTCTTACAACGGTATGGAACAACTACTTCTTCTGAAGACCAACCTACGACACCTGGATTATTGTCTAACCACTTAAATGTCTGGCGTTCCCATAGAGATCTATACTTGACTTTATTAAAATCACCTTCGTATTTTTTCGGGTTCTTTACTCTATATCTTCCAGAATACGCCATGGTTTTTGTTATAAATAACACTAAATACTTATTTATATGGCACCAGAATTATTACCCGAACTTCCTGTCGAAGCAGACCGAATCATAGACCCGCCTACTATGAAGTTCCCGATAGATCTAGAAGATAAGGGTAGGCCGATGATTAGGTTTACATGCATACCATCTTCAGGAGACGAAGGAAATCGGTCAGTGTATTTCCCATGCCCTCAGGGTGTTAGCTACAGCGATGGTGGATCTTATACTACTATTGATATCGGAATTATTGGGACACTCGCAAAAATCGCTGCAACAGAAGGTAGTCTTACAGATAAGGCTAAAAAAGCCGGAGATATAGCTATGAAAGAAGCTCAGGCTGCTGGTGGTATTGGTGCATCAATATTAGTCGCGAAAGCTTTAGGCGCGGATAATATAGCAACTGCTGTTGAATTTGCAAACAAACAAGTTAAAAACCCAAGGACTAATACCGCATTTTCTGGAAATACACTTAGAAATTTCCAATTTGATTTTAAAATGATCGGAAAATCCAAGCAAGAAGTCCAGGAGATCGATGCTATACAACGAGTATTTAGAGAAAAGGTGTATGCATCGAAATTAGGAGGTGTTAGTAGTTTTATGCTTAAATACCCGCCAAAGTGGATTATTGAATTTCTAGAGCCAAAAGGAGGGAAAGAATTAACCTATATGCCTAAAATTTATTCATGTTATCTTACAGCTGCAAATACAGTTATAAATGCGTCATCAAACACTTTTCGTGATGAAGATATGTCACCTTATGAAATTGACGTGTCGTTACAATTCCAAGAAACAAAAATCCTTACGCGGGAGGAAATTGTTGATCTTGAAAAAGGTGTCAGAGAAAATGAATTTGACGAAGCATTTAACAGCTTAACAGATACTGTTAAACAATTAGAACAAGGGTCCCTAAAAACGCTAAAAGATTTAACCGACAAAGCCACAGGAGAAGAAGCTCAAAAAGCTCGAAAAGCTCTCGAGAGAGTAGATCGTAAGCGCGGCTTTATCGATGGCGATAACGCGTGATAATATAATAAAGTAAATATAACACAATGTTTTTTAATCAATTTCCAAAAGCTTTGTATAGTGTACAAAGCAATGCTATTCAAACTGTAATCACCGACTATTTTCGCTATGTGGATGTTGTTGATCGATTAGCACAAAACTCATATGCATATAATAGAGTCGATATTATCAATGGTGAAAGGCCTGATACAGTTTCACACAGACTTTATGGTACACCTGATTACTATTGGTCATTTTTCATTACTAACGACTCATTAAAAGAAGGTCTATCAGCATGGCCGAAAAGCGATAGCGAGATTAAAAATCACATAGCTAATCAATACAAAAACATTTCTGCGTTTAGATTTCCAGTTGGAGAGGCTGATGATGCTGGAAGAAGGTCTACTGTATTAGGAATTCCTATAAAAAATGAAGCGTATTTGCCATACTTAAGACTATGTAAGCGTATAGGATATGAAGGTGACAGCGGTATAAGAGTTTTTTCCTCTGCTAAGATTGTGGACTATGATCCAACTAAGTCACTTATTTGGATCGATAATAGCGATGTCACGTGGTTTGCTGAAGATCGGTTTGATGAAGATTCCACCATTAATGATCAAGTTGGAGATGGTGGCTCACTTGATACCCAATATTCAGCTAAATCAAAAGTAGATATGTTTTATAGCGGGACAATTGCTTCAGATTTTAGTGTTCAATTTATTAGTGATAATACTCCAGCTGTAAGTGCACTTCGTAAATCCTTTATTGATGAACTTAGATTGGCTGCTGTAAGATTCAGGCCAAATGCATTCTTTGATTCAAGACCGGACAACGTGTTAGATGCAGATTACACATTAACGTCTACTCAGTATTGGAAAGACGGATCTCTTGCTCCTGCACATTATTACGATCCAATAAATATTAACGAAGAAATAAGTGAATATAGTGCAGGACCTGAAGCGAGCAATTATGTGTCAATATATGATGACACGATAGAGGAAAATAATTTGAGAAAAACTATTAAAGTAGTAGATCCAATATACATAGAGTCCTTTGCACGAGAATTTAAAAAACTGCTGAATGAGTGATAAATTTAATACGGGCTTTGTTGATGAAAAGGGGAATTCTATAGGGAATTCTGCCTATCAGTTGACAGAGTGTGTCATGGAAAATGTTAACGGCCAACGTCGTGACATACGTGCCATGGTAGGTTATACCAAGATACACGAAAGCCTTTTTTCGCCTTCACTTGTGTGTGAGGTTGGTATTCGTGATGAATCAAACTTTCTAGAAGAATTTAACATTACTGGTAACGAAGTTCTTTATATTGAAATCGTTACTAAATCACTCGATGTTGAACGTACACTATCTTATAAGTTTTATGTACAGGAATATAATGATTACGCTAGGAACGCTGAAAACTCACAGGTACAGGCTTATACATTAGTTGCTGTGTCAGAGCATGCTTATATCGCGCCGCTTAAAACAATTTCACGAACAATATCTGGAACTAACGCGTCTATCATCGAGAGAATCATGAAAGACGACTTGAATGTGTCTAACTTTGCTGCATTTGGTAAATGTGGTACACAGTTCGATGGTAATATAAACATCTCAAATCCACTGAGAGCAGCTATATCAGTATTAGATACTGCTGCAGATATTAATCGCACACCATACTTTTTGTATCAAGACCTTTCAGGGTTTGTGCAACTCACGCCTTTAAGCTATATTAACGATCGCGATGAGAATCCTATTTATAAAACATTTAGAAGTACAAATCAACTAGATACTACTCCGAATACTCATGCCAACTATCTAGAGCGTTCTACACAAATGCTGAAAGTTAATTCAAATATCGGCCTGGCACCATCATTACAAGCGAAGAAAGGTGCGTTTGCATCTGAAAATCGTTATGTGGATATCGCTAAAAAGAATTATCGTAAGCATATATTCGATGCTTCAAAGGTATTAAAGAGCGAACATAGTACATCAAAAAAGGATGTAGCATACGGCCAATCTGTCAAGAATAAACGTGAATCTGAGGCTGGATCACCATTGAATAAGATACCACAAGCGAATATAGCATACCATTATGTGAATCGTTCGTCGTATAATGGACCAAAGAATATGAATGAGCTGGCCGAAGAGCAATCACATATCTCACGTGCATATATTTCTAACTATGATGCGTGTTCTCATAGCTTTACTGTGATGGGAGACGTCTTTCTTAACCCAGGGAGGACGATTGCATTACATTTTCCGAAGGCAACCGACCCACTTATCTACAAAGATTACACTGGAAAATCAGATACAGAGCGGTATGACCTTATGTTATCGGGCCAGTACCTCATATTTTCATGTATTCATACGTTCCAAGATGGCGTACATAACACAGAGATAGTAGCAAAGACTGATTCGATACAACCCGAAACAACATTATGATTCAAAATCCACAATTCTTTATTGGTGTCGTAGAAGATATTAACGATCCATCACAATTAAATCGTGTACGCGTACGTATATTTGGTAAACACACAGAAGATTTAACATTACTGCCGACTAATAATCTACCATGGTATAATGTTGTTATGCCGGTTACATCCGCATCGACATCAGGTGTAGGCCAGACATTAGGATTAGTACAAGGTAGCTGGGTGTTTGGTACATTTATTGACGGCCCGAACGAACAAGAAGCATTAATACTTGGCTCACTACCTGGAGAAAGCACAGAATCATTACAAGACGGAGAAGGTTTTAAAGACCCGAATGCAATATATCCTAAGGCAAATGCACCAGATACACCTAAATCTGCCACAAATAATAACTCATCTGTATACAAAAACAGACTAGCACAAAGAGTCACAAACATACCTATTGCCACACAACCAAAACTATCTAGCCTATCCGATGATGATAAGCCAGAAGATAAAAGTGTATCAACACCAGACCCAAAAACATACTACCAACCTCAATATCCATACAATAATGTCACACAAACTGAGGCTGGACATGTAATTGAATACGATGATACACCTGGTTATGAGAGAATATCACATACACATAGCTCTGGTACATCCTCTGATGTTATACACGATGGATCTAAGATAGATACTATAGTAGGGGATGGGTATACAGTACACTCTAAGGATAACACTGTGTATATAGTCGGAAATTGCAACTTGGCCGTAGATGGAGACGTAAATGTTAAGTGTGGGGGTAACTATGTGCTGGACGTGGAAGGTGACATGGTTACTAACGTGCTGGGTAATGTTAAAACTAAAATAGGCGGAGACTCTATCACAGAGTTACTCGGCAAGCGTGAATTTAATATAGGTGCTACTGATCTACTGAAAGTAAAGGATGGGCAAGTTATTAGTGTAGGCGATGACCAGCAAACTACAATCGGTGTTAACCAAACGTTACAAGTAGGTGCGTCACGAACACAAAACATATCAGTAAATGATATATTAATTGTAGGTGCTGATAGAAATACTACTATAACAAACAACGATTTTGATATATGTTTAGGATCAAAAACACTATCATCTTCTAAGAATCTTAAGATTAACTGTCCTGAAAAGATACACATAAATACACCAAACACAAGGGTGAGCGGTGATGTATTAGCTGGAGGTGGTGGTGTTTCTCTTATAACACATATGCATTCACAACCAAATACATCAGCTGACGCTACATCACAAGGCGATACAAACACACCAATCGGGGGAACAGGAGTAGGATCATAACAATATGGCAACGATAAATTATCCAATAACAAAAACAGTCATAAGTGCTGAAGGTTCTGCAGAGGTTATTGCCTATGGTAGTAACGATTACACTGATCTATGGAGTACTAATACCGATACTGATTGGTCATTATGGGATACATTTCCGACTGTTGTACGATTCGGTAATTTTGTTTATTGCTGGAGTCAAACGGCAAGTTCTCACACTTATTATACACTAATAGATATAGTAGTAGATCCACAAGATATCAATCAATTTGGTAATAATATAGCATACCCTGAACTATCAAATTCTAAAACTGATAGTGTTTCTAATATATTAGTTAGTCCTACTGTTATTAATACTTTAACTGACGGCATCTATACACCATTAACTGTCACTGATGGGACTTATCATGGTAATAATCCAGCTGCAGCATTTTATTCCTCTGCAAGATCGATCGATCAAATCACGCCTATATTTACAAATGGATCTGTGTCTGATATACTCATCGGCTGTAATAGCGCATCTGTATCTAATATACCAATCGTTCGCGGATGGGGAGATTTGAGTGTTATGGCTGGTACGAACGGAGATAATCGTTATGGATTATTTGCACCGTTCGCAACGGAAGAACAATTCAATACAATATATGGTAAAGAATCTGATTGGGTTTTAAATCCCCACTCGACGAATGAAAAATGGTTATTTGATAATAGTAGTAACACATCTTATAGCGTTCAATATAATGGAGCGCTAACATATCCATTTACTGTCGAAGCTATGGTGTCTAATACTTTATATAGAGATGTACCCGGTGATACTAACGGAGATGGCGATGACGATACTCCAAGTTACGAAACTGCTTTGTCCGCACTCGCCGTAGTTGCAGCAGTTGTTCCGGCATTAGACCCAACAAAGTGCGTAGGGTTTCCCGGTGATATAAAAATACCAGGCATAGCAACAGACGGTATTAGCAAAAGACTCAAAGATGCTAAGGCAGCAGTAGCTGCAGCAGCATCCTCAACAGGCCTTTTGGATATAGAGAAAAGCCTCGAGGGGTTAAAGGCCGATATAGAATCCAGTCTGCCAAAGGGGGCTCAGGTACAAAATCTGGCTGCTGATATAGCGAATGTGGATCCTGACGATTTTAATGCAATAGACAGGCTCAATGAAAAGTGGAAGGATGCTGTTGATAACGTAGCTAGTTACTTTGATGATATCGGAGGTTTAGATATATGTTCATTGATTGGCCTTGAGGGAAAGACAGATGCCGACGGTAAATTGGTGAAGAAGCCCGAGCTTCCCAGTATACCTGAGAGTGATA